CGTACTTCTCGTCACCACAACCATATTTGTTATCGTTATTAGTGTCGCAACCACGTTGCCAATACTGCATTGTGAAAGTGTAACCTTCGCTCCAAGGAGTGTATGCTTTACACCATGCGTGACTACCAAACTCTTCGCCATCAGTACCGTTGTCTGGTGGGACGTAATCTACTTTTTCGGTCGGTACGATTTTTTCATATCGCGTCGTTTTACCGTTATTGTAGACGGAACGTCCCCACAACTCAGAACGCTTAGAAACGAAAACGTACTCGTCGTCAGCAACCGTATAAACGTCACCGTTGTCGTAGGTGATAGTATGAGCGTGTGCCAAGATGGGCAGGCACAAAAAGAACAGAATAATATTTTTCATATCATCTCCAATAGTTTCGAAACAATTGCAACTTACATTGCAGTATTATATAGTAATCATAAAAAAAAGGGGGACTAAAAAGTCCCCCCATACAAATACCGATTTTTATTATTATTATTCGGTGAACCGTATCTTAGGCAGAAACCATCAGGTTGTCTACACGGAAGATGCGGTAGTACTGGTTGCTCTTAGCAGCAGCAAGACCATCAGAAGGCGTACCGCCAACGAATGGGTTAGATACCATGCCATAACGAGTCTTGAACCCGATACGTGGCTGGAAGTCATTCTCGCCGACAGCGCGAACCATCTGGAGTGGTACATATGGGCAGTAGAATACACCTGCGTCATATGGGTTAGTGCCCTTGTAACCAACAGTTACATAGTCAGCAACCGCATATGGGTCGATGTAGATGCGCATACGTCCGTTCAGTACACCAGCAAAAGTGTTACCAGTGTCGTCAACTTCCAGAGAAGTGCTCAGAGCAGGAGCGTAGTCAAGCATACCAGAAGCAGCGAGAGCAGTAGCAACATCAGAAGATACGATTGCTACGTTACCCTTACCGCGACGAGTTTCTTTAGCGATAGTGTTTGCTTCGCGATCCAGTTGGACAAGCAGACCCTTGAACTTCTCAACAGACCAACGACCATCAGCGTCCGTAGACAGGTCGAAGATACCGTTGGTAGCAGTGTTAGCAGTCAATGCACCAGTCTTCGCTTGGCTGTTGATAGTACGGATAACTTCGCGGTTGATTTCAGCAAGAATTTCTACTGAAAGAATGTTAGCGAGTTCCGCTTCAGCGTCAAGACCGTGGATTGCTTTCAGGTCTTGTGCCAGTTCGATGGTGTACTCTGCCTTCAGCGCACGTGACTTTGCAGTTACGGTTGCTTTCTCGATGGTGAAACCCATCTCTTGGAAGTCAGAAACGCCGCCAGTGCCCAACGCTTCCGCGTCAGCAGTTGGCATACCGCCACCGATAGAAGGACCAGTACGGTCGTTGTCGATAGAGGAGTCGCCGTTTGAGTCAGTCAATCCGTCAAGACCAGAAGGACCAGCAGTGTGAGTCGTAGAAGAGTCACCAGAGTATGGTACAACTGCTTCGTTAAACAGTGCTTCGTCACCAGAAGTGGCGCCAGACTGAGTAGACTTGTAGCGAGACTTCATGGCGAAGATCAAACCAGTAGGACCAGACATTGGTTGAACACCACAGATGTCGTATGCCATCAGGTTAGGCATAGAACGACGTACGAGTGAGATCAACACTGGGTTCCAGTTGGCAGCGCTTGAAGTATTGTTAGCAGCAGCTGCTTCTTGCAAGAAAGAAGAAGCACCTGCTTCTTGAGCAAATGCTTGCTCTTGGTTTTCGAGGATAGCAGCAGTGACCTTACGTCGGTAAGCGTCTTTGATCTCGCCGCTAGACTCTTCGTTCAGGACTGGTGCCCACTTTTGCACCAGAGATTCGTAGTTCAGATCCATTTCTTAATTCTCCTTATGGGGTAATGGATTACTTGTTAATTTTGCGCATGGCAGACAGGTACTGTTCCATAAAAGGAGAAACTTCTTCAGTGTCAACGTCACCGTCAGTTTCTTCAGTTATTTCTTCTTCAGTTTCTACTGTCGTATTCGCAAAGAATGACTCTTTGATAGTAGCAACTTTGGACGCAAACTGCTCGGCGTCATCAAAGTCAACACCTTCTACCAGAGAGTAGAACTTCTCTTTCTGAGTGTCAGCGAGTTCAGATGCTGCTTCGGCAACAATTGCTGCACGCTTCAGACCTTCAACTTCTTCGCTCAGAGAAATCGCATTAGCAGTAGTCTTGTTGAGAGCTTCTTCGAGTTCTTCAACTTGATCTGCTAAATCGTCAACGAGGTCAATCTTGGATTCTGGTACGTCGATGTAAGACTCAGTGAAAAGGTTCTTCAACCCTTCCATGAAGTTCTCAGCAATCTCAGCACGCAGACCAGTTTGGATGGCAACTTTGTTCTCTTCCATCCACTGCTCAACCACGTAGTTCAGGTAGGAATCAACCTTCTCGACCAACTCACCTTTCTGCGCAGCAGTTTCTTCAGCGAGTTTTTCTTCGTAGGATGCTTCGATTCGCTCTACTTCTTCAGAGAGCTTAGATTTCAATGCTGCTTCAAAGATTACAGCAGTTTTTGCCTTAAACTCATCGCTGAGAGTGGCTTCAGACTCGACTAGTGCTTCGAGTTCTTCAGAGTGAGTATCAACTTGTGTTTCCACGAGTTCGTCATTTTCTTCCATATCTACTGATTCACTGTAACTGGCATAAAGTTTATTCATCTCTGATTTAGACATTTTCAACATTTTGTCAGTCATAGCACTAATCATACCTGCTTTGGTCTTTGGCATTGGTTCGCTGTTGCTCTTGTCACCCGTACGAGCAGGTGCTTTA